CCAGAGAAGAAAAATCTCCGCCTCGGATGCGCTTACCGCCATCTTTACTGGCGATGCAAACGCTGCAATCTCTTTGATTGCTCAGAGGGCTGAATAGTTACTGTTCCAGAATGCATTCAGTGCAGTGAAACAGTTCTGGACCTCCGTTGCCATGAAGGTTCCGAGCAACACCTCGGCCAATGACTACAAGTGGCTCGGTGAACTGCCCGGCATCCGCAAATGGCTGGGCGATAAGGTCGTTCACAATCTGGTGGCTCATGGCTATTTCCTGCCCAATGAAGACTTCGAACTGACTGTCGGCGTTGATCGGAACGACTTCGAGGATGATCAGCTGGGCATCTCAACCCGCTGATGTCCAACCTTGGCGATGCCAGCGCCCGTCATCCCGACGAGCTGGTCTGGCCTGCCCTGATTGCCGGCTTCACGACTGGCAAGGGCTTCGATGGCGTGACCTTCTTCAATACGGCGCACCCTGTAAACGGTGTTGATGATGCCGATGGCTCCTATGCCAACCGTCCTGTCACACTCGGCGCCGGTGAGCCGTGGTTTCTGGTAGACGATTCACGTCCCGTGCAGCCGATGATCCTGCAGGAGCGTAAGCCCTACACCTTCGTGAGCATGAGCGATGCATCGCATCCGAATGTCTTCATGCAGAAGAAGTTCCTGTTCGGCGTCGAGGCGCGCGGTGCAGTCGGCTATGGCCTGCCGCAGCTGATCTACGGCTCTCGTGCCACCCTTGATGCAGCCGCATACAAGGCAGCCCGCCTGGCCATGTCCGGCCTCAAGCGCATCGATGGCACACCGCTGGGCGTGAAGGGGCTGAAGCTGGTGGTCGGTGAAGGCAACTTTGAGGCGGCCAACGTGCTGCTGACCAATGACCGCGACACCGCTGGTGCAACCAACACATGGAAAGGTACCGCCAGGCTTGAACTTGTCGATTACCTGACCGGCGCATAAGGGAGGATGAATCATGGCTAAATCGAAGATCACTATTCCACAGGTCAATGGCCTCAGTCTCGGCGGCGATATCGGCCACCTTGGCAAAGGCCACCATGAGCTGGAGCTGACTGCAGCGCAGATCAAGGATCTGAAGGCCGCAGGCGTGAAGGTCGAATCAACCGCTGCAATCAAGGGCTGATGGAGATCGGGCGGGGCCAGCGCCACGCCCGTCTCTAAACTAACGCACAAGCTCAGCCGAGGAGGCGCGTCAGCGCCGATGTCGGCTGAAGCGCCGGGTTATACGGCGACTCGAACGGAGGAACGAATGGAACAGACAAGACTTGGCTCTCTGATTGAGTCACTGATGAACATTGCCATTGGCTACGGCGTTGCCCTGCTCTCACAGATTGCGATCTTCCCGCTGTTCGGCATCCATGTACCGCTTACCACAAACCTGTGGATCGGGGCATGGTTCACGCTGATAAGCCTGGTGCGCAGCTACGTGATCCGGCGGTGGTTCAACGCTCGCCTACATCGCGCGGCGCAGGCGATGGCGCGAGCCGTATAACAGGAGGAATCATCGGTGGCTTATTCAACGTATGCAGATCTGATCAAGAAGCATGATGAGCAATATCTGATTCAGCTCTCGGATGATGATGGTGATGGTATTGCCGACGCTGTCGTGATCGATGAGGCCATAGCTCAGGCCGATGCCGAGATCAATGCCAGGATCTCGATGCGCTACAGCGTGCCGATGAATCCGGTACCGGCACTGGCCACCAGCATTTCGGCCACACTGGCCATCGGCAACCTCTACAGCCATCGCGGCATGGATAAGCCGGATACAGTTAAAGACGATGTGAAGGCGGCGATCGCGCTGCTCGATCGCATCGGAGAAGGCAGAGCCACCTGGGGCGAGGCTACAGAGCCAGCAGCCGATACAGCGCAGCTCGATGTGCGAATCAGCAGTCAAACCCGTGTTTTCAATCGCAACAACATGAGCGGGTTCTGAAATGGCGTTTCAGATTCTGCCCCTGCAGTCGATCGTTACCAGGCTGGAAGATCAGGCCGTCGGCTTCAAATCACTGGCTGGTGCTGCCGAGCTTGAGCAGGCAATCGCGGGTGGTGTCCGGGTCGCACCGGCCGGGTTCGTTGTTCCGCTTAAGGAGGATGCCGGCGCGAATACCACCGGCACCATGATCGTCACACAGGATGTGACAACCCGGTTCGCGATTGTATTCGCGGTCAAGGATCTCTCTGACCGCAGCGGGAAGTCGGCGATCGATGGCGGCCTTCGTGATCTGCGCATTGCGGTCGGCAATGCTCTGGTCGGCTGGGCTCCGGCTGGATTCAACATCTGTGAATGGGATGGTGGCTCCATCGTCCGCATCGGCGGCGGAACAGTCTATTGGCGCGATCGATATCGCACCTCACACATCAACGAATTGTAACACGGAGGCAACTATGGGACGCGCAGGCGGCAGCTATAAACTTGATGAATCAGGCAAGAAAACACGCCAGGAGGTGGTGACGCCTCCGAAGTCGGCGCAAAAGCCGATCAAACCGACCAAAGCGGCACAGACCGCGAAGGAGGCATAAATGTATAACGCGAAACAGATGGCCATCGCCGCAGCTGTGGAAGCGGCCTATGGCACCGACCCGGTGCCGACGGCAGCAGCCAATGCCATGCTGGCCGAAAATGTGAAATGGACAGAGCTGGATGGTGAGGAGATCACCCTCGAACATGTGCGGCCGGGGGGATTCGGCGGCTACGAAAAGGAGCTGCTAAACAAGCGCTCAGCCATCGATTTCGATGTGCGCCTGCGCGGGGCCGGAGCGGCAGGCGGCGTGCCAGCCATCGATCCACTGCTGCGCGCAACAGGCTTTGCTGCAACCAACACCCCCGGTGTTTCGCAGGTCTACAACCTGGTCAGTCAGGGGTTCGAGTCTGCATCGATCTATGCGTTTCGCGGCAACAGCAGCAACGCGGTTCGCCAGCGCCTGCTGGGTGTGCGCGGTTCATCCAAGCTCTCGATCGGCACCAAGGATCATACCAAGATGTCATTCACCATGCAGTCGCTCTACGATGCTCCGGCTGCATCGACTATGCCTGTTGATTTCGATTTCTCCGGCTTCACGAACGTGGCGATTGCCGCCGTCAACAAAATCAACACCACGTTTACGCTCGGTGGTCTGGCGCTGCAGCTGGAGAAGCTCGATATCGATCTGGGCTTTACCGTTGGCCACACCGCGCTGGTTAATTTTGAACAGATTGAAATCACCGGGCGCACCGTGACCGGCAGCATCACCATACGCGAACCTGATATCGCCACGATCAATATGTTTGAAACTGCCTATGGCAAGGGCGCTGCGCTGGAGCCGCTGGTGTTCGAAAACGGCGTGACAGTCGGGCAGATTTTCCGCATCGATGCCGCCCGTGTGCAGCGCGGCAAGCCGAGCCGTGGCGATTCGAACGGCGTCTCAACACTCACCATCCCGCTGGAGTTCCTGCCATCCGATGCCGGCGACGATAACGACCTTATTCTCACATTCAAGTAACCTTCAAGTAAAGGAGCATAACTATGTCATACACCCTCACAGAAGATCGCCGCGTTATGTGGCCAGTGACCATCAATGAGCCGGCCGATGGCGGCAAGATCACGCGCCGGAAAATCGATATCGAGTTTCGCATTGATGATATAGCGAAGTGGGAAGAGACAGGCGAATCTGTAAAGGATGTGCTGACGCGCAACATCGTTGGCTGGAGTGGCTTGCAGAATTCGAAGAAAGAGCCGGTCCCGTTTAACGATGAGACGCTTGAGCAGCTGTTGACAGATCCGTATGCACTGCCGGCGATCTGGAATGCGTATCTTAATGAAGTGCTCGCCGGGGCCGAAGCAAAAAACTAGCGGACGCCGCAAAATTCTGGGTTGAGCAGAGCCGGGGCGGCGCCGGCGGAGATGAGACGGTACTGGCGGGGCTTGGTGCGATGGGCGCTCCGGCCGAGGTGATCGAGCAGTACCAGGCACAGAAGGCCAGTGAAGAGACCTTCGCCATCTGGCCGGAGAATGCACGGGCACTGGAACTGTTTCTGGCGCTCGGTACGCAGTGGCGCACAAGCCTTGTGCCTGTCCAGGGCGGCTTCTTCCGCCATGTCGATGGACTCGATTATCAGGCCGCAGAGGCGGTGATGCGGATAGATTGCGATCGCAATCGGAAAGACCTGTTTAGCCGGCTCCGGATTATGGAATCGGCAGCACTGGAGGAGTTGAACAGCTAATGAGCAGTGGCGGCGATATCAAACTTGGCATTACGCTATCAGGCGACGGATCGCAGCTGGTCGGCGAGATTAAGCTATCGGCGGCTGAATTCGACAAGATGAAGAAATCCGCCGAGGAGATGGGCAATACCTCGGCCGCTCAGCACCGCAAGATGACCGCCGCTCAGTCCGACTTCTCGCGCAAGCAATCGGCCTACAGCGCCCTGCAGATCCGCAGCAATCAATCCATCTCGCGCGAGATCGACAAGGTGCAGGGCGCATATGAACGGCTGGCGGCCTCCGGAACCGTATCACAGCAGGAGCTGGCTCGGGCCAGCCGGGCAGCCGAGAGCAGCGTTGCCGCACTGCGCGAAGAGCTCAATGGTGCCGCCGAAACCACATCGAACTTCAGCAATACCATCGGCGAGCTCGGTAAAGCCGCCGCCGCGCTCTACGTGCTGCGCAATGCCATCAACGCCAGCCAAAAAGCGGCGGTCGAGAAGGAAGCTGCGCTCACCGGTCTGGCCAGTCAGGCGCGCTATGCCGGAGAAAGCGTCCGGGGATCGATGGTAGCTGCATTGCAACTCAATGATGATGCGATGATGAAGAATGCGCAGTCGGCCAAGGCGCTGCAGAATCTTCTTTCACGCGGCTTCTCTCTGCAGGAGTCGATCAACCTGATCAATCGATTTAAGGATTCAGCGGCATTTGGCCGACAGGCGTCGCTCGGCTTCGGCGAAGCTGTGGTGTCGGCCACCGAAGGTCTGAAGAACGAAAACTCGATCCTTGTTGATAATGCCGGCGTCACCAAAAACGTCAGCGTGATGTGGGAGGAGTATGCGGCTGAGATCGGCAAGTCGGTCAATGATCTCTCGATGGCCGAGAAGCGTCAGGCTGAATACAACGGCATCATGCGCGAGACCGAAGCGCAGCTCGGCAATGCGGCAAGAGCGGCATCCGGTTTGCAGGGGGCGCAAGCCCGCATGGTGCAGGCGCAGGATGATGCGGCAGCATCGCTTGGTGAAGCGCTGACGCCGGCATTGACCGGCTTCTATCAGATCGCTGCCCGGGGCGTGAATAACGTTGTCAAGCCGCTGATCTTCGAGATTGGATCGTTCGGTACCGCCGCCGGCGCCGCTGCTACCGAGGCCGGCATCCTCTGGGATGCACTGATGAATCCGGTCGATACGGTCAAAAACTTCGGCGCCTTCAAACAACGTCTTGCCGATGCTGAGAAGCTGGCGCATGACATGCGGGCAAATCTGGCTGCAGAGCTTGCTGGCGATCAGATCAAGCTGCCGGAAATCGGCAAGGATAACGGCAAGCGCCGTGTTGATACGACTACCAAGAGTGGCGACAATGATGCTGGCAAGGATAACGGCAAGCGCCGTGTTGATACGACTACCAAGAGCGGCACTACCAAGAGTGGCGACAATGATGCTCTCAAGAAGCTGGCTGATGAATCCGGGCGTTTTGCTGCGCAGTTGCTGGCCGCCAACGATGACGCTTACACCAGAACCTCCAATAAATATGTGGAGATGTGGCAGAAGCTGGTGGCTGCGCATGGCGAAGGGTCTGCCAGGGTCAAGGGCCTTGAATCTGCCTATCAGGCCTGGGTGAATGAATCTGCAGCTGCCGCGCTGGCTAAAGAGAAGGAGAAGACCGACAGGGTTGTCTCGCTGCAACAGGCAAAATACACCCGCCTGAATCAATCTGCAGCAGAGGCGATGGCCAGCGATGATGAGCGAGCTCAAATCCGGCTTGATCGCGATCTGCAGGCGATGGCCGATGAGCGGCAGCGGCTGATCGATCAGAAGACATGGACCGCCGATCTGGACGATCAATATACACAGGCACGCATCGATCGCGCCCAGATTACGGCGCTCGAGATCGAACGGATCAACGACGAAAGCCGCCTGCGCCAGGTGCAGAAGGTGGATGAGTCCGAGCAGGCGGCGAGCGGGCTGAAGCTGCAGTTCCAGCAGCTGGCTCAGGAGAACCAGCTTGTTCATCTCGGATCCCTGGCCAGCAATCTGATCACATTCAGTGACGCATTTGTCGAGATCGACAAAGAGACCGGCAAGAAGCAGCTCGCTATCGATAAGCTGACCGCTGATCAGAAGCTGAGCCTGACCGCATCGGCGCTGGGGGCTATTTCCGGGCTGATGCACAGCAAGGGCCGTGCGATGTTCGAGGTCGGCAAGGCGGCCGCGCAGGGCGAGAATGCGATCAGCACAGCCCGGGCCGCAATGAACGCCTACGCTTCGGCTTCTGCCATCCCATACATCGGTTTTATATTAGGCCCTGTGGCCGCCGCCGCCGCTGTCGCAGCCGGCATTTCCAATGCGCAGAAGATTAACAGCGCGCAATTTGGAGCATCCGCATCCGGCGGTGCATCCGTGCCATCCATCTCAGCCGGCGCAAGCAATGTGGTGCCGATCAATCCGGGCACCGGCGCGCCGGCGACATTCGGCCAGGGCGGCAGCAATCAGTCGGCGCCGCGCAAGATGGATATCGATTTCCGGATATCCGGAGCCGATCCGGGATCGCTGGATGCCATCTCCAACAATCCGGATGCGCTGCGCAAGATTGCCGACGGCATAACGCCGATGATTCAGCAGAATATGGATGCGCAGCTGAACTTGCGCCTGACGGCCTGAGATGATCGAGAATACCGACTGGCCGCTGATCTGCTGGGACAACCAGTTGAGCCTGGTGAGCAGCTACAGCGTTACCCTGGGGCAGGACGGCTCCTCGGCACCGCTCAACAACGCCTGGACATGGGATGCGCTGCGCCTGGCGATTCCGCGCGCCGATGCCGGCGGCCAATGGCAGGTGGAGCTGGATATCACACCACAACAGATGCTCGACTCCACGTCGTTCGGCGCCTGGTATTTCGGCGGGTTCGGTGTTCCGGATGTTCTGGTTCTCGGCGCGCACCAGCATGATGAGGCGGGATTCCGCTTTGCAGA